GGAACAGAAACGAGCCGATGCGGCCAAAGCGGCGAACCGACTATTTGAAGTTGTTCCGTGGCTTGTTGCGCTGCTGGCAAATCAGGGCGAGATGCTCAGGCTTGGAAAGACTAAGCTATCCGATGAAGAAAAACTTACAGAAGAAGCTGTCCTGCTACTTACTACCCCAAAGCAAATATCAGAGCTTGCCCCTATAGCGATGGGGGCTATTTCAATCGGTTTTGGTATGGAACACAAACAGCCCGAAGGTAACTCTCTGCTTGACGAAGTGGAGCGGCAAGAGCGAAAAAACGCGGAGAGCGCAGCGGAATAAGCCCGTTGCGCTTGATTGGGATGGCCCTACAAGTGGGGCTGACGGAGGAATCCGCGTTGAGGAAGAAGCCGGGCGAGATAAACGACCTGTGGCTATGGCGTCGGGAATATGACGATGAACAGCACGGAATAAAGCGGAAGGCGAGGTGATATAATGTCTGAGAAGCGTGAAATAAAGACAACGCTGGCCATTGATGGCGAAAAACAGTTTAAGGCCGCGATGGATGAAGCCTACCGCGGAATGAAGGTGCTCGGTTCTGAAATGAAACTGAATACCGCCGTTTTTGGTGATAACGCATCAAGCGTGGAAGGCTTGACCAAGAAGGGCGAAATTTTAGGCAAACAGATCTCCCAGCAAAAAGAAATCGTTGCGGCGCTGTCTAAAGCTGTAGAAGATTCTGCGGCGGCGTATGGCGAGAATGATAAACGAACTGACGCATATCGAATCAAACTAAATAACGCTACTGCCGCGTTGTCCAGAATGGAAGGCGAACTTGAGGGCAACGAACAGGCCATAAAAGACTTTGGCAAGGAAACTGCTGATGCAGACACCAAGACCAGCAAGTGGAATGCCACGCTAAAAAAGGTGACCGAAACCCTGGGGAAGGGCGTGGTGGTGGCCGCCAAGGCAACTGCCGCCGCTATCGGAGCTGTTGCCGTTGCTGCTGGCGCCGCTGCGGTAAAGCTGGGGAGAGAAGTTGTCAAAGAGTTTGGCGAGCTGGAGCAAAACTTGGGCGGCGCGGAGGCTGTATTTGGCGAGTATGCGGACGCGATTAAAAAGCATGGTGAGGATGCTTATAAAAACCTTGGCGCGTCACAGAGCGACTACCTGGCGACCGCCAATAAAATGGGCGCATTGTTTCAGGGCAGCGGACTATCCCAGCAGAAAAGTCTTGAATTGACCACACAGGCCATGCAGAGGGCCGCCGATATGGCGTCTGTCATGGGCATTGATACGCAGGTTGCGCTGGATTCTGTCGCCGGGGCCGCCAAGGGCAACTTCACAATGATTAATTGTCAGTCTGCTGCATAAGTGATTGTGCAGTAAGCGCAGGTGAACGCTATCAGCGGTGTGCGGAGTAATCCGTGCTAACGGGGGAACCCTAAAAGCGAAAGCTCATGGAAATCCCGTGCCAAGCCCTGAAGAGGGAAGGTGTAACGACTATCGGTTCATCACCGAGTACACTGCCTATTGATACGGCGGTGGAAGTGCCTGCCAACTCATACTTGTTCGAAAGTCCAACCTTTCTTTTCACTCTTAACATAAAGACGACCATACTTGATTTTCGTCGGTGAACAATTGAAATGTTCGGCGGTTTCCTTTCGGGAGCTAAAGAGAATTTCTTCACCGCTGACATGTCGAGCCAAGACAGAACGTTTGCGGTTTTCAGCCCGCTGTTCTGAACCGTATGCACGATAGTTTTCTCTGACACTAACCCATCTTAGGTTAGCGATGTCATTGTTTGTCTTGCAACCGTCAATATGGTCAATTTGAGAGTGTTCAAAAGGATTTTCGATAAAGGCTCCACCGACAAGTCGATGAACATATCGAGTGTGTTTTTTACGGTCTATTACCAAGTGGACATAGTGATAGCCACTTGTTGAAAGCATCGGCTTTACGGTGGTGCCTCGTTCGTCATTCCTGACGGTACCGTCGGTACTAACGGAGTAACGGTCATTAAATCCATCTATTTTCTTCCATGTTTGCATAATTATCACCTCAAGGTAATTATAACACAAAGTGGAATAAGATGCAAATGGACAAAATGAAATGAGTTGAAGATATAGTCTAAACCCTACAAATACTGCGAAAGCAGGGGTATTAATTGGGACAACCTTGGCGTGGCGATGAACGCCACCACCCTTGAAGCCTATGCCCTGTCTAAAGGACTGAAATTCACATGGAACACGGCAAGCAACGCTGACAAGGCCGAGCTTGCTATGCAGATGTTCTTCGAGAAAACCCAGCAATATGCCGGAAACTTTGCGAAAGAAGCAGAGGGCACCATAACAGGTTCAATCGGCATGATGAAGGCGGCGCTCAGTAGCTGGACGGCTGGCCTGGGCAATGCCAACGCGGACATGACTGCGCTGACGGGCAACATGGTGACGGCCTTCCAGGCAGTAGTGGCCAACATCACGCCGGTGCTGCAGAACATCATCACCAGCCTGCCGGCGGCCATCCAGGTGGTCATGGACAGCCTGGGTACCATGCTTCCCCAGCTGCTGGAAACTGCGACCGGGATCTTTACCCAGGTGCTGACGATGCTGGTGAGTATGCTGCCGGAGCTGACGCCGGTGGCTGTTGACGCGCTGCTGACCATCACCACAGCATTGGTGCAGAACCTGCCCATGATTATTGAAGCAGCCAACCAGCTGATTCTGGGGCTGATCAACGGAATAGTTACGGCTATGCCGCAGATCATCCCGGCGGCGGTGCAGGGCATCACGATGTTCATGCAGGGCCTGCTTCAGATGCTGCCGGAGATTATCAATGCGGGGATCCAACTGCTGGACTCGCTTATCAAGGGCATCACGCAAAGCCTGCCACAGATCATCCCGGTGGCGGTGAAGGGTGTCCGGGCTATGGTTAAAGGTATCATTGACAACCTGCCCACCATCATCGATGCTGGCATCGACATGGTGATGGCTCTGATCGAAGGGCTTATGGACTCGATCCCTGACATCGTTGCTGCCATCCCGGAACTGGTCGACTCCATGATCAACACCATTTTTGAGAATCTCGAACTGATCATCGACGCCGGCATCAAGGTGGTGCTGGCGCTGATCGAGGGCTTGATCAAGGCCATCCCCCGGCTGGTGCTGGAGATCCCGCGCATCGTCCGGGCCATTGTGGGCGCCATTGTCAACAACATTGACCTGATGATCGAGGTAGGCAAAGAACTGGTGCGAGGCCTGTGGCAAGGCATCCTGGCGCTCGGTGATTGGCTTGGGGGAAAGATAAAAGAGTTCGTAACCGAAAAAATTGTTGATCCCATAAAAAATTTTTTCGGAATCAAATCTCCGTCTCGGCTTATGGCAGATACTATTGGCAAGCCTATAGTCCAGGGTGTTGCGCTTGGTATTACTAAAAACGCTGGCCTGGTTAATGACGCAATGGAAAGCATTGTCCCCGACACATCCGGTATGCTCGGCGCTCTGGGCAACTTCGACCGCATCAGCGGGCCGGTGAGCGTGACAGGCAAATCTTCCCTGACCGTATCGCTGGATGATTCCGCGCTGGATAGGCTGGCCGCGAAACTGGCCGACGTGATCAACCTGGATGGCGCGGCTGTTGTGCTCAATGACCGCGAAATGGGCCGATGGGTGAGAAAGGTGGCGCTGGCATGATTATCAAATACGTCAATTCCAGCGGCGCGTCAATCGTGTTAAACCAAGGGCCTTACTTGATATCAAGCCATGATCTCCGAGATTTCTCGTGGGAACGAAAAGTAACCAACCGCCCGTCAGGTATTGGCGGGCGGGTTACTTTCTCCCGCCCGGTGCAGGAAAAAAGGATCTCCATTGGCATCAGGGGAAGGGAACTGTTTGCTAAGAACGCGGCCGCTTTGATTGCGCTGACCGAGCCTGACATACTCAATAACACGCCGGGCAGGTTGTATTTGGGCGATCAATACCTGATATGTTTCTTGGCCGTCGCAAGCAAGGTCAACCGATACGCCGAGAAATCAAATTGGGTTAGTAAAGACCTGACTGTGTTAGTGACGGAGCCGTTTTGGAACACCGAGGTAACTCAGCACTTCCTGATTGGTGCGCCTGACACTGTGGAAAAGGCAAAACGCTACACCGGGCGCTATCCGTATCGGTATATTGCGGAGTTCGCAAGTCGGGCGCTGCATAGCAGTCACTATACTACATCGCCAATGATTATCACGATTTATGGGCCGGTGGTTAATCCACGAATTGTGATAGGCGGTAAAGAGTACAAGGTCACGGCTGAAATTATCGAGGACCAGCGCATCATCATTGACCAGATAAACAAGACAATAGTCGCCAAAAACCCGGACGGACAGGAAACCAATTTGTTCGATTATCGCGACAAGGTAAATGACGTGTTTGCCAGACTTGAAGCGGGTACTCAGCATGTTATTTATACGGGTGAGTTTGGTTTCGATATCACCGTTATTCAGCAAAGGAGTGAGCCGTCATGGATTTAATCCACGCCAACGCCCTGCTGGAGGAAATCGGGTACATAACCGAAATCAACCGCTATGATGCTGAACTGTCCCAGGAACTGAAAGCCACAATTGAAAACAATTCCTTCGCCTTGATGCTGCCCGATGAGGTGTGGAAATTATCGCCAATTACCGAAGGGCATTACATCTATATCCCTAACACGGAATGGGGTGGGCAGGTGGAACTAGTTAGACACAGCACCGCGTCCAAGCAGGTGACGCTATCCGGCGTAACCTGGCGCGGTATGCTGTATCGCAAAGTGATTGAGCCGCCCGCCGGGCAGAATCACTTGACCATCGCCGGGATGGACGCTAACGCCGCCATGGCCGCCATTATTGGCAATGCATTGGGCAGCGCTTTTGTGGTATCAGCAGCGGTATCAGGCATCACCATCGGCAGCCATTCATTCCGCTACGCCAACATGCTGACGGGGATTGAAGAAATGCTGTCGCTTCATGGCGCTGCGCTGGAAATGACATTCAACCAGGTGACCCGCCAGGTGGTTGTATCTGCACGGGCGATTGTAGACTATTCCGCGCGGATTGACCTGTCCCAGGACTACGGCGTGGACATGATAACCACATTAGGCGGGTTTGACAGATACAACCATATCATC